TTCTTATAATAATGAAGGGCATTTAGGATGATTACATAATCCTCCATTGTAAGTTCAAAGGAGTGTTCCATTTGTTCTGCGAATTTCTCTAAGTTCTTCGAATCATAAGTCAAAACCTATTTTAGGTCCTGCAGGAGACAGTATATCTCTTCTACCCCATCTCTTAAGGTTACCCAGAATAGACCTCCTCTTCTGTACTTCAGTGGTCTTATATTGGTTAAGGTAACTATGCTTACCTGTGTTACTCTCTTTTATTTTATTCTTCCATTCTTCAGTTCTGATAGTAGAACTATTACTACTTTTCTTTCCACCTAAAACTGACCTAGCCAGCTGGCACTCGTCGTCCATTTGATTAGACAGTGCCTTATACGCATACAGGTCCTCTATCTTACCATACTCTTCATACAACTTCAAATGAGCAGCAGCATGTTCTTCTATTGACAACTCGATTAAATTATCGGGGTCATCAGTGCCGCCCATATGGCGGGGTATAATATGGTGTTTATGTAGCATAGTCATATTATAACACACTCCTATGTATTAAACAAGTGTTCCATTTGCTCTACGAATTTCACGCAGTTCCTCAAAATCTTTTTTCTTTGTTCCCCCTGCGTAGGACCACGCATATCCTTCGGTGATCATTTGTTCGTTGAGTGACAACTCGTCTGTGCCAACATATAGCCAGCCAAGAAGACGCCCATATTTCCCAACGCCACCAACAAGTTCAGTCCTGATAACGAGATCATCGTCACCAGAAATAGCACCTTCCAGTTTCTCTTTGAGCCAGTTGGTTGCGTCGTAGCCAAGTGCCTTCTCTTCTGCGTCCTTAGTTCGTTTCTCTGGCGTATCAACTCCTGCAACTCTAACTCTTTCTTTCTTGTATAAATCAAACCCAAGGTCAATAGTGACATCAATAGTATCACCATCAAGGACACGATTAATCTCAATTACTCTGAAGTTGTAGCACGATTTCCTGCTTGGTGGTGTCATCGCTCCCATGTCTTATCTCCTGTGATTCTACTGATACAGCAATTCCTATGATAGTAACTACGGCAGATATAACTGCAGCAGCACCAGCAATCCATATTTCATTTTTACGGATTCTTCCACGCAATTCATTATCAAGTGTTTTGAGTTTTTCCTCAGTCTTATCTATACGACTGTGAACCATCTCAATACGACGAATGGCATTTTCTAATGTACTATCAATAACAGAAACACCAGATGTCTCTGCCTCTAGAGCATGAATCCTCTCACGAAAACTTTCAATCTTACTTTCTAATACTGCAAGTTTGGAATCCTGTTCAGCATCCTTATTCGTCAGGTCGCTCATCTTCCAATTCCTCAAAAGCAAGTTTCATAATTGTATATATGTAATATGACACACCAAAAAGAAGTATCATCAAACTAATGATGACACTCCAGGTAGGATTATTGAAATTTTCTAACGGTTTCAATAATAAGTTCATGGGTTTTGTGGATCAATTCCTAATCGTTTCAAATACTCAATCCACCAATCGGCATCCTTGATATATCTCCAGTTGGGAACCTCCTTACCATTCTCCACAACATAATATTGATGAAGAGCTTCATCGATAGTCTGTGCGATCTCCATATTCCTCTTCCTCTGCATCAACATCTTCATATGGGTTTCCCAAATATGGTCCTCGTTCTCGTAGAGGTTCTTTTCTGACATAACTCTGTTCGGTATTAACGGCTCCAATCCAAACAGCCAGTTTCATCACAACGAAGATAATGATGAGTGGTGTAAAACACCCGACTAAAATTACGGGGTTCATTTGTGTTTCCTCGTAAAAGGTTCCCAGTGTTCCCATCCATATTTATGAATTGCCCATATACCAACAATTGGTACTACAATTAATATTGTTGTTAAGATACCCAGTGTGAAAGAGTTCTCCATAGTATGTCTGACAATAATTTTTATACTTTCCATGTCTTCCAAGGGTCTGGATTATGGACACATGAGTTTGGATGTGCCCATTGTTCTTCTTCTTTCATAGCCAGTTGATGTCTCAATCTTCTGATCTCTTCTTTCAACCAGTGATTTTCATTTTTTAGTTCTTCAATGTGCTGTTCCATTTCCATTATAGTTGTCGGTATCATAGTAACCACCCTTTCTAGCGCCGAAGTAAATTGTAGTTAAAACAAAAGGCACCGCTACAATCAGCAGTGCCCGTCCGAATAAATGCTCCATGTTTTTTTATTTGGAATATGTGAAATAGTTGAAGTCAATACGAACCATTCAGATGCTGTGGAATGGACCACATACTTTTTGTCATTTACTGTAACGACATATTTTTTCATAAATTGTGATGCATTAATTTACATGTACTGTACCAACCATACCTGCACCCTTATGAGGTCCACACCAATAAGTATAGTCACCTGCTTCAGGGAATTCAACCATAAAATCTTCACCTGGTAACATTGCCAGAGCTTCATGACCAAGTTCAGGATGATCTTCCACAACCACATTGTGTGGTGGAAGCATGTTGTTTACAAAGTGAACTGATTCTCCTGCTGATATTGTAATCTCTGCTGGATCAAAAACAAGATTTCCATTTGATCCCATTTGAACATCAACTGCCCATGCTGGAGTAGATAAGAAAAGTGTAGCAAGAAGTGCGAAAAAGAACTTCATATATCTAACACAACTACACTATCTATGATAGAAATCGGTCTTTATACATAGGGTTTGTTTTGGCTTCCTGACTTATTAACAATCGTTGAATACTGAACCTACTTCAGAACCAATTTCAGATCCTGCTTTTTGACCCAGAAGTGACATCCAACCTGCTGCTAACCATCCAATATAAGGAATGTTAACAACTGCAGGAACAAGAAGACCAGTAGCAATACTAGTCCCTGCCATCGCACCTTGTGACCGTGCTCCAGCGTCCGCCACGATACACTCTATGTTTTCCACACCTGACTTTCCCTCGCCGTCTATTACGGCACCTCCTATGTTACGGGTTCCTTCCATGGTGTATTGATCTCTACGATACTCATTACGCTGTTCTGTCCCACCACCAAACAATCCCCGTTTAGTTTTATCAAGATTCATTGACCTTTCAGATTCTAGTATCTTAGGGTCATTTGCTCTATATTCTACAATATAACCATCCTTTCCACTTTGAATTCTGTAAGAGGAGTAGTCTCCACTGGGGAGACTTATTACAGGATGTTTAGTTGAATTAGAAACTTCAATAAGATGACCCAATACACCAACATGTGCAATGGCAACCACTCCACCCACACCAATACCAAACCATTTTAGTAAAGTCATGATTTCTTAGGTTCAACAGCGGAAACAACTTCAGGTTCTTTTTTCGCTACTGCTTTGCCATTTCCATTGCCACCACCCGTTTTAGCAGGAGACAATCCAAATGCAGCTAGCGATCCAGAGAAGACCGAAGCGATGAAGGTAGGGTCAAAGTCAAGAATCTTTTGACCGTTAGGTAAGCGAACGTAACTAAAGGTTAGGAGAGAAGCAGACCAAATAAGTACAACAACTTTCACCAAATTACCAAGGACTTCACTTTTATCTTCATGCTGGTCGTCTTTCTCTTCTACCTTTGCTTTGGATTTGTTGCCAAGCATAGGTATAGGAGTAAGGCGAAATTATTTATAAAAAAGGGGGTCACCTGGACCCCTGATAAACTGGTTGCATCATCCCTTTATCTGGTCCGTCGTCATCATCAATATCAGAAGATTTGAGAAGAGAAATGATAATACCTATTGTAGCAATACCCGTAAACACATCTATTAGTGTTTCAGTGGTCATCACCAGATGCCTGGGATAATTTGCCCTGTGGTTGCGTATGCACCCATTGCGGCAATGACACCAATCATTGCTGCCCAACCATTAATACGTTCTGCTTTTTCGTTCATTGTTCGTTCTCCTGTTTTGTTTTGTTGTAAATAATAACTTTTTCACCGTCGTGGGTGAATACTAGTTCATCATCATGTGCCCAACAGAGTTCTTCATATAGGGCATTTAGTTTCTCCATGTCTTCATAGAGTTGATTGGGGTTAGGCATACTTATCAAACATTTTACGAATGTTTTGTGTAATTCCCATACCACCAACAAACTCTTCTAGTTTGTTTCCTTCCTCATCAGTAATAATGAGAACAGGAGTTGCAGTCACACCATAACGCTTTGCAAGGTCAAGGTTTTCTTGTGGAATAGGAATATCACTTACATCTTCGAGATCAACTTTTTCAAGAAGACTGGTACGCTCATCTTTAATAGAAATCATGTACTTGTCCACTAACATACATGGACCACAGGATTCTTTTGAGAAAAGATAAAACTTATTCATCAGTACAAATTTTCTTCTTGTTCGGTTTCAATCACACAATCAG